TTGCTCCTGGCATACAGCAGGAGGCACCTAAGAATCAGCCTTCGGAAAGGAAGGGTGCTCCGGATGAAGCACACGCTTAAGATCAGTGTGGCCAAGGAACCGCCGGGAGGCGGGATTGTCGGCTATCGCCGCGTCACCGTGCGGGAAAGGCTGCTGCGTCGCCTGCTTGGCGACCGGCGCAGGCTGACGGTCATATTTCCGGGCGACAGCGTAAAGGCGCTGTCCATCGTTGAGGAGGGAGGTGACCAACATGAGTAAAACCAAGCTGCTGCTTGAGGTGGCCGATGGCTTGCGTTCCCTGGCGGACAGCGTACAGGCCGTTGCGCAAGCGCTGGCGGGCGACGAGCCGGCCGCAGCCCAGTCAGGGCAGCCTGCGGCCAAGGAGATAACGCTGGAGCAGGTTAGAGGGGTGCTGGCCGACAAGAGCCAGCAGGGGTTTACGGCTGAGGTGCGGGCGTTGCTGGCCAAGTACGGCGCGCCGAAGCTCAGCCAGATTGACCCGGCGCACTATGCTGCGCTGCTGGCGGACGCGGAGGAACTGAGATGAGCGGGGAAAAGCACGCGCTGCTAGCGGCCTCCAGCGCGCACCGCTGGCTGAACTGTACCCCGTCGGCGCAGATGGAGCTGGAGCTCGAGGAGAGCAGCGGGGCATCCGCCGCCGAGGACAACAGCGGTGAGTACGCCGCCGAGGGCACTGCCGCGCACGCCCTGGCGGAACACAAGCTGCGCCGGGCGCTGCAGCTGCGCTCCCAGAAGCCCGTTTCCCAGTACGATTCCGACGAAATGGACGCGTACACCGACGGCTATGTGGCGTTTATCCGGGAACTGATCGCCCAGGCCAGGCAGGCCTGCCCTGACCCGGTGGTGCTGGTTGAGCAGCGACTGGATCTCTCTAAGTATGTTTTGGTACCGGCGACTGTTTGGTTATCGCGGACGGGACCCTGCAGATCATTGACTTCAAGTACGGCCAGGGTGTTTTAGTGGCAGCAGAGGACAATCCCCAGCTGCAGTTGTACGCTCTGGGTGCGCTGGAGCTCTTTGACGGCATCTACGACATCAGCACGGTGTCCATGACGGTTTATCAGCCTCGGCGGGAAAACGTCGGCACCCATACGGTAGACAAGGCAGCGCTGTACCGGTGGGCGGAGGAGACCCTCCAACCAAGGGCCACGCTTGCTTTCGAGGGAGGCGGTGAGTACGTACCCGGCGAGCACTGCCGGTTTTGCCGGACGGCAGTGCAGTGCCGGGCCCGGGCGGAGGACAAGCTGAACCTGGCCCGGTTCGAATTCGCCTTGCCGCCGCTGCTTTCGGACGAGGAGATCGAGTCAATTTTAACCCGGTTGGATGAGCTCACCCTATGGGCGAACGACATCAAGGCTTACGCTTGGGAGGCGGCGGTCAATCACGGCAAGCAGTGGCGCGGCTTCAAGCTGGTCGAAGGACGCTCCAACCGCCGGTACTTGAGTGAGGAGGCCGTCGCTAAAGCCGCCCAAGAGGCAGGCTACAGTGATATCTACCGCCGGAGCCTGATTAACCTCACCGAGATGGAGCGGCTGATGGGTAAAAGCAAATTTCAGGAGATCCTCGGCGGCCTGATCTCCAAGCCGCCCGGCAAGCCGGCGCTGGTGCCGCTCTCGGACAAGCGCCAGGCCCTCAATACATCGGCCAAACATGATTTCAAGAAGGAGGATATGTAACCATGCCAAACCAGGCCAACAAAACGAACACCGGGGCGCAGGCCGGTCCGACCAAGGTGGTCACAGGTGTTGTGCGTCTATCCTATGCCAATGTGTGGGAACCAAAATCGATTAACGGTGGCGCGGAGAAGTTCAGCGTCAGTTTAATTATCCCCAAGAGCGACACCCAGACCATCGCGGTCATCCGGGCTGCCGTGGAGGCCGCCATTGAGGAAGGGCGCGGCAAGTTCGGCGGTAAGATTCCCAACAAGGCTGCTCCAAAACTCCCGCTGCGTGATGGTGACATCGACCGTCCGGGCGATGAAGCCTATGCGGACAGCTACTTCGTCAACGCCAACAGCAACTCCGCCCCGCAGATCGTGGATAAGGCGCTCAATCCCATTATGGGCCGTGCGGAGGTTTACTCCGGCGTGTACGCCAAGGTTAGCGTGAACTTTTATGCTTTCAACTCCAACGGCAATCGCGGTATCGCCTGCGGGCTGGGCAATATCCAAAAAATCCGCGACGGCGAGCCGCTGGGCGGGAAGAGCAGCGCCGCCGCTCTTTTTCCGCTAGGGAGTAATGATGATCAAGCTCAGTATCGATATTGAAACCTACAGCAGCCGGGATCTGGCCAAGTGCGGCGTGTACAAATACGCTGAAGCACCGGATTTTGAGCTGCTGCTGTTCAGCTACTCCGCCGACGGCGGCGAGGTACGGTGCGTGGATGTGGCGGGCGGCGAAGCCTTGCCGGAGGAGATCAGGCTGGCCCTGACCGATGCTGCGGTCACTAAATGGGCGTTCAACGCACAGTTTGAGCGGGTTTGCCTGTCGCGGTATTTGGGCCAATGGCTGAAGCCGGAAGCCTGGCGCTGCACGATGGTCTGGGCGGCCTACCTGGGGCTGCCGCTTTCCCTTAAGGGCGCAGGGGCGGTGCTCGGGCTGGCCCAGCAGAAGCTGAGGGAGGGCCAAGACCTGGTCCGCTTCTTCTGCGCTCCCTGCAAGCCTACCCGGGCCAATGGCGGCCGTAAGCGCAACCTGCCTGCCGATGCGCCGGATAAGTGGGAGCAGTTCAAAGCCTATAACATCCGTGACGTGGCCACCGAAACCGCGATGCAGGCCCGGCTCAAAAAGTTCCCCGTACCCGAGGACGAGTGGCAAAACTACCTGCTCGACCAGCAGATCAACGACCGGGGCATCCGGCTGGACCTGGAGCTGGTTAAAGCAGCTATCCGCTGCGACGTTTCGTCGAGGGCTGCCGGCACCCGGCTAATGCAGGAAATAACCGCGCTGGATAATCCGAACTCAGTCACTCAGCTGAAGGCTTGGCTGGCCGAACACGGTATGGCCACTGACACATTGGGTCAGGCGGCGGTTAAGGAACTGCTGCCAACCGCGCCGCAGCCCCTCAAACAGGTACTGGAGCTGCGGCAGTCCCTGGCCAAGAGCAGCGTCAAAAAGTACACGGCCATGGCGAGCGTCGTCTGCCAGGACGGCAGAGCCCGAGGGCTTTTGCAGTTTTACGCCGCCAACCGCGCCGGGCGCTGGGCGGGCCGGCTGGTGCAGGTGCAAAATCTGCCCCAGAATCATCTGCCGGATTTGGCGCAGGCCCGCGGCCTGGTTAAAAGCGGCGACTTTGCTATGCTGGAAGCCCTCTACGATGCCGTCCCCGGCGTGCTGTCCGAACTCATCCGCACCGCCTTTGTGCCCCGGCCGGGCTGCGCTTTTCTGGTGGCCGACTTCTCGGCGATTGAAGCCCGGGTGATTGCCTGGCTGGCCGGCGAAACGTGGCGCAACCAGGTGTTTGCCAGCCACGGCAAAATATACGAAGCGTCGGCCGGCCGGATGTTCCATGTCCCGATGGAGTCAATTACCAAGGGCAGCCCGCTCCGCCAGAAGGGTAAGATTGCGGAGCTGGCGCTGGGGTACGGCGGCTCGGTGGGGGCCTTAAAGGCCATGGGCGCGCTGGAACTGGGTGTTGCCGAGGAGGAACTCCAGCCGCTGGTGCAGGCCTGGCGAGCCGCTAATCCAAAAATTGTGCGGCTCTGGTGGGAGGTAGACCGGGCGGCCCTGACGGCAGTCAGAGAGCGCACCGCTGCCCAGACCCACGGTATTCGCTTTACCTGCCAAAGCGGGCTGCTGCTCGTCACCCTGCCCTCCGGCCGGCAGCTGGCCTACGTAAAACCGCAAATCGGCCGGAATCGCTGGGGCGGCGAGGCGGTCACCTACGCAGGGGTAAACGCCGCTAAAAAATGGGGACGCCTGGAAGCTTACGGTCCCAAGTTGGTGGAGAACATCGTGCAGGCCATGGCGCGCGACATCCTCTGCTACGCCATGCGGCGGCTGGCCGGGATGGGGTGCTCCATCGTGATGCACGTCCACGACGATGTGGTCATCGAAGCACCGGATGCAGCCTGTGGCATAGCGCTGCAGGCCGTCTGCCGCTGCATGAGCGAGACGCCGCCTGCAGCTGCGTGCCGACGGGTACGTGTGCCGGTT